AAGTCATTTGCAAAATAGAATAGCAGTTAAAAATGGCATTAAATATCCTGCAAACGAACACATGGGTGCTTTTGGTTGTGATAGTTACGATATATCAGGAACTGTAGATGGTCAAGGTTCTAAAGGTGCTTTACATGGCTTAACTAAGTTTAGTATGGAAGATTGTCCACCTAATCAGTTTTTTTTAGAGTATATTGCAAGACCAGCAACTGCAGAGATGTTTTTTGAGGATGTTTTAATGGCATTAGTTTTTTACGGGATGCCTTTGCTTGCAGAAAATAATAAACCTCGTCTATTGTATTATTTAAGAAGACGTGGATATAGAGGTTATTCAATGAATAGACCTGATAAGGTGTGGAATAAATTATCAACAGCTGAAAAAGAAATAGGTGGTATACCTAATTCTAGTGAAGATGTTAAGCAGGCGCATGCTGCCGCTATAGAAATGTATATACAAGAAAATGTAGGTGTTAAGAGTGATGGTGCTTATGGTAATTGTTATTTTAATGAAACACTACAAGACTGGGCTAAGTTTGATATTAATAATCGTACAAAGTTTGATGCGAGTATTAGTAGTGGATTAGCTATAATGGCTTGTAATAGACATTTGTATAGACCAAATCCAATTATGAAAAAAGAAAAATTAAACATAAGCATAGCTAGATATAAGCAAACTGGTGTGCAATCAAAACTAATAGAAAATTAATATGGCTGAGTCAGTTATGAAAGGTTATTTTCCGAGTCAAATAGTTAGTGATTCAGAAAAAATTAGTGCAGAATATGGTTTGCGTGTAGCTAAAGCTATAGAGTATGAGTGGTTTGATAGATCAAATTCAAATCAAAGATATAATCAACACCAAGCAGAGTTTCACAGACTGAGACTTTACGCTAGAGGCGAACAACCAATACAAAAATATAAAGATGAATTATCGATAAATGGTGATTTATCATATCTTAATTTAGATTGGAAACCAGTACCAATTATACCTAAATTTGTAGATATAGTTGTTAACGGTATATCAGAAAGAACATTTGATATTAAAGCTTATTCTCAAGATCCATACGGTATGAGTAAAAGAAGTAAGTACATGGAATCTGTATTAAGAGATATGGAAACTAAAGAATTATCTGATTTTGCTCAAGAAGCTTTTGGCATAAGTTTACTAGAAAATAAAAAAGAAGAATTACCAGATACAAAAGAAGAGTTAGACCTTCATATGCAATTATCTTATAAACAAGGTATAGAGCTAGCTGAAGAACAAGCTATAAATGTTTTATTAAATGGTAACAGATATGATTTAACAAAACGTAGAGTTAATTATGACTTAACAACTCTTGGAATTGGTTGTGTTAAAAACACTTTTACAACTGCAGAAGGCGTTAAAGTTGAATATGTTGATCCTGCTAATTTAGTATATTCATATACAGAAGATCCAAACTTTCAAGATATTTATTATGTTGGTGAGGTAAAAACAATACCTATAAATGAACTTAAAAAAGAGTTTCCAAACTTAACAGATGAAGATTTAAAAGCTATTGAAGCTCAATCAATACACTCTGACGGTTACGCTAACAATAGGTATCAATCAACTTATTACAATGATAGAAACCAAATACAAGTTTTATATTTTAATTATAAAACTTATATGAATGAAGTTTATAAAGTAAAAGAAACAAGTACTGGTGCAGAAAAAATAATATTAAGAGACGACACTTTTGATCCACCTATAAATGAAATGACAGGTAATTTTGGTAAAATATCAAGATCGTTAGAAGTTTTATATGAAGGTGTTTTAATATTAGGTACAGATTTACTTTTAAAATGGGAGCTAGCTAAAAATATGATGAGACCTAAAAGTGATTATAGTAAAGTTAAAATGAACTATGCTATTTGCGCGCCAAGATTATATAGAGGTCGTATTGATTCATTAGTAAAACGTATTACTGGTTTTGCTGATATGATTCAAATAACTCATTTAAAGCTACAACAAGTTATGTCAAGGATGGTGCCAGATGGTGTATATCTTGACGCTGATGGTCTTGCTGAAATAGATTTAGGTAATGGAACTAATTATAATCCGCAAGAAGCTTTAAATATGTTCTTTCAGACGGGATCTATTATAGGTAGATCATTCACTTCTGAAGGTGATATGAATCCAGGTAAAGTACCTATTCAAGAAATAACAAATGGAAATGGTGGTGGTAAAATGCAAAGCTTAATAGCTAATTACAATTATTATCTACAAATGATAAGAGATGTAACCGGCTTAAATGAAGCTAGAGATGGTAGTACTCCTGATAGTAGAGCTTTAGTTGGTGTTCAAAAATTAGCAGCTGCAAATAGTAATACGGCTACTAGACATATATTACAATCAGGTGTAAACATAACTCAAGATCTTGCTGAGGGTTTATCATTAAGAATATCTGATATACTAGAGTTCTCGCCGGCTAAAGAAGCTTTTATACAAAAAATAGGTAATCACAATGTTGGTTTATTACAAGATATAAAAGATCTATACCTACATGATTTTGGTATTTTTATAGAATTAACACCTGATGATGAAGAAAAAGCTATGCTTGAAAATAATATACAAGCAGCTATCAATGGTGGCTTAATAGACTTAGATGATGCTATTGATTTAAGAGAAATATCAAACATAAAACTTGCTAATCAATTGTTAAAATTAAAACGCAAGAAAAAGCAAGAGAGAGATCAAAAGATTCAACAAGAAAATATACAAGCACAGGCACAAGCTAATGCTCAAGCTCAACAAGTTGCTGCTCAAGCTGAAGTACAAAAACAACAAGCTTTAATTCAACTAAACTCTCAAATGGAGCAAATAAAAGCTAATTTAAAAAATCAAAGCTTAGAAAAAGAAGCTATATTGAAAAAAGAATTAATGACGCTAGAGTTTGAGTTTAACATGAAATTAAAAGGCATGGAGGTTGACGGTGCTAAAAGTAAAGAAAAATATAAAGAAGATAGAAAAGACGATAGAACAAAAATACAAGCAACTCAAGCAAGTGAGTTAATTGAACAAAGAAAAAATGACTCTGGTCCAAAAGATTTTGAATCCTCTGGAAACGATATTATGGGTGGAGGATTTGGATTAGGTTCGTTTGAACCAAAATAACTAATTTTATAATATTATATTATGGCTGAAAAAGAAGAAAAAGTAGTCGAAGAAGTAGTAGAGCAAGTTGAAGAAACTAAACCTACTGAAGACAAACAAACAGGTGAAGATTTAGTGCCTGAGGTAACCGTTAGTGAAGATGGTGTGCCTAAAGTAGATTTTACAAATTTAGTACCAAAGAAAGAGAAAGATGCCGATAAAAAGCAAGAAACAACAGACGTGGCTTCAGATAAACAAGCCGAACCTGTACAAAAAGTGGAAGAAGAAATACCACAACAACAAAGCTCCGTTCAAGATGAAGAGCCAATTGTTCTTGAAGAAATAACGGAAGAAGAGGTACAAGAAAAAGTAGAAGATTTAGCAGAAGAAGTAGAACAAGCTTTAGAAAACGAAGATAAAGGTATTGAATTACCTGAGAATATACAAAAAGTTGTAGACTTTGTAAATGAAACTGGTGGCTCACTAGAAGATTATGTAAAGCTTAATACTGATATTGACGCTCTTAATGAAGAGCAGTTATTGGTTGAGTATTATCAAAATACTAGACCACATCTTGATCCATCTGAAATAAACTTTTTAATTGAAGATAAGTTTTCAATTGATGAAGATGTAGAAGATGAAAAACAAATTAAAAGAAAAAAATTAGCTAGAAAAGAAGAGTTAGCAAATGCTAAAAATCACTTAAATGGCTTAAAAACAAAATACTATGAAGAAATCAAAGGTGGTTCTAGGTTAACACCTGAACAACAAAAAGCAGTTGATTTTTTTAATAGATATAACAAAGACAAAGAGGATGTTGAAAAACAAACTCAAACTTTCAACAATAAAACTAACCAAGTTTTCAATGACAGCTTCAAAGGTTTTGAATACAAGGTCGGGGACAAAAGGTTTAGGTTTAATGTGAAAAACCCGAATGAGGTAAAAGAAAGTCAAAGCAACATTAATAATTTTGTTAAGAAGTTTCTTAATAAAAAAAATGAAATGGAAGACGCTGCCGGCTATCATAAGTCCTTATTCACTGCGATGAATCCTGATGCAATCGCTAATCATTTTTACGAGCAGGGTAAAGCTGATGCTATGAAGCAAAGTATTGCTACTACAAAAAACATTAGTATGGACCCGCGCAAGACTCAAAGTGCTGCGCCTCAACAAGGTACAACATATAGGTCGGTAAGTGCAGATGGTAAAGAGTTTACATGGGGGTTTAAAAAACGAAAATAAATTTAAACTTAAAAATTATTAATTATGGCTTTAGCTGGAACTGGTGCTGAGTTATCACATATAACCCCGCGCCCAAACAAACTTGCATATGACAATAACTATTTGTCAATTGCAGATAATGATTTCAACTTTGCTAAGCAGTTTTTACCAGAAGTTTATGAGAAAGAAGTAGAAAGATACGGTAATCGTACTATCTCTGGTTTCTTAAGAATGG